TCACTCATGGTGCGTGTCAACGAGGGAACGCTCATTGACAGCGAATATGGCCATAAATACAGGGATTTTTGATTGATGGGCGATGAACTGGCATGTGCATCGATCCGGCTCGGCGATCATGTCTGCTGGAGTTTTTGCCCAGCCCCCTGCCATCGCCGTGGCGAACGCTGCGGGGTTAGCCTTTATCCCCCTCTATCAAATTTTTGATAAAAAGATTCTCAGGACGTCCCCAAGATCGTGAGAATGCCCTGAGACGCGATCCGATTGTGTCACAGGGTTCTTACCACCCTAACGGTGTCCTTGTCCTCAGAGAGCCATCTTACAGAGAATCGCTTGCCTGTCTTACGGAGATTTGAGGCAATGACTTGTGCTCTTCGTTTTGCTTCTGTCATGTCAGGCTCGTTTTTGATAGTGCATCCTGATCCGATATCGAGCAAATCCATTCTGATTCGCGTGTTGGAAGGCGGGCCTCCACCTTTACGTGCTTTGAACTTGGTCATGTCTTCCGGCGTTGCTTCTTCGATCATATTTGTTTCCTACCGTTGCTGGGATTCCGGCATCGGATTTGGTTGAGGACAATGGTTGTTTGGTTGGCGTGTTTTTCTTGCCGTCCGTACAGTATGGATTATGGATTGAAATGCAATATGGAAATCGACTGCCGTCAGTTTTTGTCTACAGAGGGGGAACACCAGCGAGATATGGATGGTAAAACTGACCTGAAACAGACCTGAAGAGAAATACCCAGAAACTATCGGCAATCGGTCTGAGAGACTATACAAAGTATAACCACCCCCCCTATATCCTTCGGATTTCCTTTGTTTCTTACCAAAGTGATCTTGCCTATCCTGCCCAGCTATCCTAGTCGATTGCCGTTTACCTTGACGTCAATCGGTCGGCAACCGACGGCAATCGAAACGGTATGTAATATGGAAAAATCATATTCCATATCATCAGACGAATCTTAAAAATCGGCAATCGCTCGATTGCCGCCAAATGCCGTCACGATCACCGTCAGTCTTCTCCGCCTTTCTTGGTCTTGATGTACACTACTTTTTCACGACCGCCATTTTGGGGCTTGATACGGCTGATTTTAATGAGTCCCTGGGCTTCGAGGGCGAGGGCGGCGGCGTTGAATTGGGCGGTGGTGATTTTCTTGTTGTTGCTGCTGAGGACTCTCTGCGTGATTGATTCCTGTGACCGGACGGCGGTGAGGATTTTTGTTTGGGCTTCGGACATCTGGCGGTCTTCAACTTCGGAGAGCAGCAGGTTGCAGGAGACTCTCCCGATATGGTTTGACAGCTTGATCGCCCAGTCAATGTCTTCCATTTCCATGTGGATTGAGCCCCAGTCGGCGTGGGCGGGGTCTTCGGCGAGTCGGGCGGCTCGATGCGTCATTGCCAGCTTCATTGTGCGTTCGGCGACTCGAACCCAGACGGCGGCACGAAGCTCGCCTTCCATGTCCATTTTCTCCCGAATGTCGTCTGAGTGCTTGTCCCAGCGATCCCATGCTTCTGGAGTCATGTACATCATTTCGGGATTCGGGGTTTTGTTCACGTTGCCTGGGCGCATCGGTTCCCATTCGATCCATCTCTGGACCATCTTGACCAGAAACTCTTTCGGCGGCTGAAGAGGGCTGATTCGCTTTTTCGGGCGATCCTGGCACACGAAAAATGCCAGCCTGCCGAAGAGCCCCTGATCAACTTGTTTTGCTGTAATCGAGCTGAGAACGAGCGGGGTGGACATTCCGAGCACTGACAGATGGGGTTGAATGGTTTTGTTTCGGACACCACTAGCGTGGCCAGCGCCGCCGTAATCCTTGTTGGCCTTCGTGTAGAACTTCAACAGATGCGCTGCAATGTTCTTCAAATGCGGGTTTGATTTTGGATCAATGATTGACTCAAGCATTATGCCGAATTCGTCGCAAAGCCAGAGCCCGTGCGGTTGGGCATGGATTGCGGCCAGCAATCCGTTCCCGGATTGCATGTCTGACGGGTGGCAGAGATCTTTTCCGACAGATTTGAACAGATTGTAGATCGTGTTTTCACAGGCTTCTTTCCCGCAGCCAGTCGTGCCCATCGCGATGTTGTAATCGTTGGTGCGAAGGTCTGTTTGACTGCGAATTCGCCGCCCGAACATCGTCTGGCAGAAGGTCAGAGCTGTTGCCATGCCGAAAATTGCCGACGGATATTGCGAAACGACTTGATAGTATTGGTACACGGCCCGGATCATTCCTGTCTTCGGAACCATCGTCGCCATGAAGTCTTCGTCTGACTCGGGATCGTCGATACCGTCGTCTGCAGGATCGAGAACCCATGCGTCATCGACTACGGGGATGCACTCGGAGGCTGGTACCGGGTTCACTTCTATGCGGATTTCCGCGTCAGGCGATGGCTCGCTGGCGACGGCATCCGGAATCGGTTTGACGCGATTCCGCAGGTTGCCAACGGCTTTGACAGCAGGTGGAACCGTTTCTGCGGGCACCACTGGCGGCGTTGGCACGGCGGGCGCGACGGGTGGCCTGTTTTTAACGGTGATTTTCGGTTGATTCTTACGCTCCAAAGATTCCTTGGGGCACAGGGCGAACGCTGCTTTGACCGGGTCATCGCCATGCTTCGTTATGCACAGGTACGCGAACTTGTCGTACGATGAATCAGGTTCCAGCGGGTCGCAGGACGTCGAGAACACTCGCAGCGTGTTCGAATCGCCGAAATTCACGGTAGCGCTGATGCTGCCTTTCGTTTTGCCCGGCCGCCACCAGTCTTGAGCATTTCCACGGTTGCGGCAGAATTTCCAACCGTCTACCGCAAGGATTGTTTCCCAATCCATTGTCTTTTCAATGTGGTTTCGGGCCTTCGTCAGCAGTGAATCGCCGGATTGATATCTCGGGTCGATTTTGACGGCCTTCGCGACGGCCTTTTCCTGCGACGACTTCATAATCAGGAAGTTTTTGTAGACATTCTCCGGCAGCGCGGCGACTTCGCATTCCCACGGCGAGAGTCCTTCAAGCCATTCGTAATGAACGCCAGATTCGTGCAATGACGGCGGAATAACTGATTGGGCGACATTGCACCCAAACCTGAATTCAACGCCCATGTGGCCGAATTTCGCCCCTTCGAGTGCGAATTTGTCATCCCACTTGAACAGGCGATGCACGGACTTCGCGGATTTGTATGTCGGCGTTACCGTGTTTCCGCATTCAGCCATCCAGTCATTGACGAGCTGTTCGCCAAGATCGCTGTCGTATTCCAGGTCGATCAAACCCGAATTCGAACCAAGCAGGACGCCGATATTGGATCCGGCCGGCCATGAATTGATGACGCTCGGGTCGTTTGAACACTTTGACGGCCATTCTTTTCCGAGGATGCTGCCGGGATTCTTCGTTCCCGACAACATTGGGCACAAGAACCAACTCAGCGACGAGAGATCGTTCATCCATCAATCCATGAAAATCCCGCCGGCAACGTGATAGAAGGCACGTCACCGGCGGGCAAAGATCAGCCGGGGGGCTGATGATAGTGAATTGTATGCGAGCTATGCTTCTATACAAACTCGCGGGCCAAACGTTACGTAATTTTTTCGGAAGTGTCAACCAGACAGTGGGCACAGGAACCAACCGAGCGATGAAATGTCGTTCATTTTCGCACGTCGTTTTCATAGCCAGTAGGCACGGTCACAAGTTCTTTCTTGCCGACAATCGAACCCTTAACTGCGACAAGTTTTGGGATCTCGCCACCCTTGCCAGTCCATCGGATTGCGAAGTGCGGCCTGCGGAAGTGTGGTGAGCGTTCGATCTCTTCACCTATCGTGAACCCATAGACTCCGCGATTGCGAGCTCTGGCAATTCGTTCTTCAATTGGTGTTGTTTTATCTTCGTCGGCTTTTAGAAGCACAGGCTTAATGTAATCAGGATCAGCGGCCAGCATCATCACGCCAAGGGCGATGCGGATAAATGGCTTTGCTATATCTACGATTGCTTCATCACTTATTTGAGATTGAACATCACTGACACGCATACCCAACGGCACGGCTAATGTGAATCCCTCGTTGTCACCTTGACCAAAAACCACCATTGAAGGAATGTTTTCAACATGTAAAATTCGTGAACATCCTAGGCTTTCCATCTCCTTCATTGTTTCGCTGTTAAACACAGAAAGAATGAAAAAGTCAAATCCTCTATTGTTTTTATCAAGAGGTAGTTTTATGCAGATTGATCCGAGACTATGGATAATTGATCGTGGTATTGTCTCTGGAACAATTGAAAGCGAGGTTCGAATAAGCGCCTCGACAACTTTTGGATAAACATTAAAGAAAGGCATCTCGGCTTCTATTAGTTTTTTTTCTAAAAAGCAGGTTAATGCCTCTTTCTTTTCGTTCTTCTTTCTTAGATGAAGAATGATTTCATCATATGAAATCTTTTTCTTAAATATTTTTTCAACACTCTTTCTTATTGCCTTAATTTTCAGCGGCGTATGGTCTAAAAACTGAATTTTTTTCATCTTTGAAAACTCCATGAAAAAACCCACGTCCACCGGTAGAGCGTTGGAGTGGGTTTCTCAGTGCGGAATTACCCGCAAAGACTTTGAATCGATTCTTGTACAACCGATTGAACCCAAACGTTACGTAATTTTTTCGGAAGTGTCAACTAAACATTGGACCATGAGTCCATTCAGTCAACTGAAGGTCGAGGTATTCAGATCCCAGAATCTGCGCAATCTTTGCTTTATACTTATCTGACTTGAAGAGATCTCGCCATTGATCCAATGAGCACGGCAAAACATAATACACGTCGAGTTTTGCACCGGGAAACGCATACGGACAGCCAACAATATCAATTTCCATATAATCACCAGGATAACACGCAATGAAGCCTGAAGAAAAACAATCATCATCCGGGTCTTCGTGTATGTGTTTCAAAACAGCTTGTGCGATCACGGGGCGAATGTCTGCGACTTTACCACCTTCCCTAATCCATATTACGGCAAGATCTCTGATGGGCGTTTGGGATACAATTTGGTAATAAAATGCCATTTGGGGACTTCTTTCTTGAAACAGGATTTGGAAAACTGACTTTCAGGCTTATTCTTTTGCGAGCATGTTTTTGACAGATTGCGGCGAGAGGATCTTGCCGCGGATCGGGCCGATGTAGTTTGCGATATCACGCAAAGAGAGGTTGTTTTTTCGCATTGACTTCGCGTGTATAATGGCGTCGAGTTCCTCTTGGCACGGGATCGTTAGCGAGTCGTCATTCGGGTCAACCATTTGCCCAAACGGGAGCGTGGCCGCGCTGGTCATTCGCTGGCCGTTCTTCTGGCGGTCTTTCATTGCGAGGCTCGTTCGACTTGCTGTGCGAAGAGGCTCAAGCGACGCTGCTGCCAAAAGTATCGTGAACATGAAATGGCCTTCGGGCGACGAGATGTCGAGAGTGCAGCCACCAAGATCGCAGAAATGCAGGATGATGCCGTTCTTCCTGAAATGGTCCGTACTCAGCAGTCCATCGCTGGTATCCCTGAACGCGCGGTCCAGTTTTGAGCAAAGGACGTGCGTGCCACGAGGCAGGAACTTGAGACGCGATCCGCCTTCTCGCTCAAACAGCGGAGTATGCCGAGCTGACGTCTCGGGGTCTTTGATCGTCTCTGTAACAACGAGCCCCTTCATCATGGCGTAACGATTACAGACATCGAGCTGCAGGATGATGGAATCAGCGTCTTCATTTGCGGCGACTCGTTCTGCGTCCCCCTCTTTCGAAGGGCGAGGCGAGAATCGTGTGTAGAGGATTGCGTTCATTGTTTGTTCTTTCTTAAAAGACTTGACAGCCATACGGTAACCTGATACAAGTGTGGCGTCAAGTGTGTTCCTTTTGTATTGGAGATTTAAGAAATGAAAAAACCAGACGGGTTAATGAAGAGTCAGACATTGCGAGTCCGGATGACAAAAAACGACGTCAAGGCGGTTGAAAAACTCGCCAAAAAAGCAAACGCTGAATCGATCTCAGACTGGGTTCGGCAGCAGTTGTTGGGGGCGATAAAGTGACGGACGACGATGAACCAGTCGCTCCAGGGTTGTCGTATGGAAAGATGCGGTATGACCGCCGGACACCTGACCAGGTGGCCAGGTACAACAAAAACAAGAACGACAAGAAAAAGGAGGATCGCAGGGTGGCAGCAGGTATCCGAAAAGAAGCCAGCGAACTGGACGACAGCGACACACACAGTGATGTTAGCGATGAAGAACATGCCAGAAAATCGGCTAATCTTGGCAAGGGTAAAATGGCCGATAAGGACTTCGACGTCCAGCTTCGGATACTGGAGAAGCGAACTCGCGGAAATCCGACAGACGCGGACGGCGACATCGACTTCGCGTACCGGAACATGGCTTTGCCGAATGTGACTCCGTTGATGGCATCATCAATGGCCGCATGGTCGTGGTACCTTTATTCCAGGACCGAGCCGAATAAGTTCCTCGAAATCTGCGCCAAGCGTGAAGACGCCAAAGCTAAGCTGGCCGGGGCGATCACAAGCCAGCGGATGGCTGATGATCGCCGCGCGCAGTTCGAGGTTATCGAACGGCTGGAGAAGTCGTTGACACAGGATGTGACAGCGATCGTGAAAGAACTGATGGAAAAATATCCACTTGATGTTCTGACCGAGTGCAGAAAACACCAGGTCGAGTGGGATAAATTTCTGGCACAGGAAAAGACACCATGAGCGAAGAGTGCGAGTGTGAATTCGCAGTTAGTGCAGGCTCTGATGAAGAGCCAAGTTGGCATTTCGAGCGAAAGTGCGAGTATTGTCAGCATGTGTGGTATGGACTGCATTGCCCGCATGACGAATACCAGAATCCGTGTCCGAAATGCGACAAGAGGCCGACTGTTGTTTTCGATAAGGAGATTTTGGTGCCTGATTCTTATCAGTTGAAAATGGAACATCGCGGTTGGTTTACTTACGACAAAATCGACGAGATTCGGTGGTATTGGTGGTGGGACGAAGATCCCGACAGCCCCCGGTGCCAGTGAGTGTGTTCCATTTACGGACCAATGGAAAGTATTTCGCCACGCAAGGTCAGCTCGGGTGGACTTGTTTACGAGATGTTGAACACATGGGCGGTTGGTGGCAAAAGATGATTGCGCCGAGTGTTGCTCAGGAGGCTGAATGTGGCGAAGAAATCGACAGGGTGTAAATGCGTTGAACAAGTAAATAAAAAACTGCTTCCGAGTGGATTAAAGTTGACGCAGCACATACAAATCAATTTCCTGACTGGTAAAAGCACCATGTCTGGGCCGTGCGTCGAGGTTCAGAAATTGGGTAAAAAAGGGAGTGTGAAGATCCCGGCGGTGCTGTGCTCGTTCTGTCCGTTTTGCGGTAAGGCAGTACACTGACCATACTGACCATCCACCATGCGGTATCTTTGCTTTTGCAATGCAAAGCAGTCGCCCAAAATTGATAGCCTTCTTGAGCGTGCTTTCGAGCGCCCACGCTGTTTCTTCGTAGGCTACTTTGCAGAGTTCGCTGAGGGGTTCGATAGCGAGGTCTTCGAGTTTTAGAGTTGCTGGCGTGTTGCTCATAACACCCCGTCCAATCTATCGGTTGCCCACAAATCGCCGTCCGGATCGTCGCTGGCTGTCGGTGCCGTCGGCAGTTGCAACAGCCGCCCGAGATACTCTGTGTCCATGTGCAGACGGCTTGCGACGTCTTCGAGTGTCCTGCCGTCACGTAGTGCCTGGTGGCATTGGGCGCCAGTGTCGCCGTCGAGATAACCGCTCATGAGTTCACCTCGCTGTCAGCCAGCTTGCCGAGGAACTCAGAAAAGTCCTTCCCACGCACAAAACACCGGCCAGAGACTTTGACGACTCTCAACCCCTGCTGTCGTGCGTGTTTGAGTGCATGACGCCCCCAGCCAGTCGCCGCCATGAATGCAGGCATCGTATAGGTTTTGCCGTCGTCGATCGGCTGGTGTGTGTCCGCCGTAGCCTGTTTTTGTCGCATTGATTCGGTCCTGCAAAGGTGAATTGCGAACACGGTCAATTCAGTGTTCGATTGCTGGACATTAGCGGCACGCAAAAAGCCCGCAACAAGCTGTTGCGGGCTTTGAAGACTTTAGACTTTTTGAAGACTTATTGCAGAAGTTCTGAAGACTTATTGAAGACTTAGAAACGTTTCGATCCGGTTTCGTGTCCGTTGGGAAACTTTGTCGGCGTGTTTGCGAAGAGCATCCTTCCAGTCGTACGCGACGTAAAATGAACCGAGGTAGCCGTTTCGGTTCGTTTTTTTTACAATGCGGCTTTTGGAGATTTGAAAATGGCGATATTTCGTAAGAAACCAGTAGAGATTGAGGCGAGGCAATTCATTACAAACAACGATGATGGATCGCATTTAGATAGCCTTGTTGGATGGATTACGTACAACGGGCATACCGCAAGCCACAACGGCACCGATCTTTTCATTGAGACCCTGGAAGGCACAATGCGTGCGGAATGCCGTGATTGGATTATCAAGGGCGTCAAGGGTGAGTTTTACCCATGCAAGCCACATATTTTCGAGGCGAGTTACGATTCAGTCATCAATGAGTCTGTGGTGGATGAATTGCCACTTGTAGAAGGGCGTAAATTGAGAGAAATTACCAAGCACGGAACCAACGTGCTGAACAAAGCGTTGACGATCCTTGTTGTGGATGAGCCCGGTGTTGGAAATGCTTGCCATCATTACCGCATCGAGCATTCGCACAACGGACCGGCATGTGACGCAGTGGATATCAAATTCCAGAAAGGGGCAATTCTGGAGGCTGGAGAAGTGAATGGAATCAGCATCGAAGCACTGCTGGCGATAGTTGAAGATCGACTAGCTGACTTCCAGTCTGGCCCGTTTGCTTGCGCTGAGAGCAATCTTGCGTTGGCATCAGTGCAAGAGGCGTTGATGTGGTTGACTGAGCGTACAAAACTTCGCGAGGCCCGTGGAGTGGAAGGCACGCATACGATTTGAAGTCGGGACAAAGCAACTATGGCATTACCGGTGATACCCAGTGAAATTGAAATTGCGGAACTCGTTAAGTTTGGCGGAGAAGTGGCGAGAGGGCTCGCGTTCGAGCGGGATCAGCTCCGCGAATTAGTGAAGGCAAAAGACCAGTACATTGCCTGCTATAAAACAAGGAAGAGTCCAACAGAGGCATTGTTTTCCAGATTGGAAAGGCTCACAGCGTTGCTGAACAGTGGGTTAAAATAACGCACTCGGGATAAAGTAACTGAAACTTGAAAGATCTGTGGCATAACACCATGGCAGACAGCGTTAGGTCAACTTGTGAAACACTAAGGTTAATCGGCGTCCCTGATCGGGATGTCGCTGTGTACAGCACCCTGACGCCGAAGAACACGGTCCTGAACATGCGATTCAGGAAATTGCTACTGGAGCTTGGATACGATAGCCAGGAAAACGCTCGCGAAATCTGGATGCTGTGTGCCCGCGATCCTTTGTTCTTCATCAACACGTTCTGCTATTTGATGGAGACGCGAGAGCGTCAGGAATGGAACACGAACAATCGTTACGGCTCAAACAAAATCATTCCGTTCATCACACGCAAGTATCAGGATGACCTGATCCTGAAATGCGTTGAACACCTGGGCCGGAACGACATTATCATTCCGAAATCACGCGAGACAGGAATCTCATGGATTATCGCGGGGGCGCTTACGTCGTGGGATTTCATCTTTCACGATCAGACGCACATCGGGTTCGTCTCGAAGGATTTGTTGTCGGCGAACAACCCTGACGACCCGGATGCGTTGTTTTCCAAATTAGAGTTCCTGTTGAGGAGATTACCGTTTTGGTTATTTTCACCGGCAGACTACGAACGGAACATTTCGAAGAACACTTTGAAAAACATTAGAAACGGATCGTCCATAACGGCGTATGCGGCGAAGGGAGACATCGCGCGTGGAGGCCGCAAAGCGTATCTGTTAATGGATGAGTTTCACTTCTTCGAGCATGGCGAAGATTACGCGGCCATGGACTCGACAGTCCACGTTACGCCATGCCGCGTGTTTGTCTCAACGGCGAACCGCGATCGCGGTATGGCAGGGGCGTTCTATGACGTGATGACAGACGACAGCCGCAACGGGGTCCGGGTTGTCGTGGACTGGAAAGACGACGAAGACAAGCGCCGGGGGCTTTACCACGGAAAGACGAAGTTAGGTACTGACACGTACCATCTTGCGATTGACGATGTTGAATTCTGGAGCAAGTTTTCAAACAACGACGGGACATACAAACATCCAAATAAACCCGGTCAGAACTACCCGTTTATTGTCGATGATAGGATACGCTCGCTCTATTACGACCACGTCTGGATGCGTCCTGGCTCAACGCCGCAATCTATCGCCGCAGAACTCGACAGAAACTTCGGGGGAGCGACTGCGCAGATCTTCAATCCGCAGCTTCTGGCAAGTGCGATGGAGAAGACGAAGCCGCCGTTAATGCAAGGGGATATCGTTAGGAATCCATCGAAGCAGAATGAGTGGATGTTCGAAAGCCTGATGCTTGGCGGACTGACGTCGTTGTGGTGTTTGCTGGTAGATGGAAGGCCACCAAAAGGCGAGTATTCGATTGGAGCCGACGTGGCAGCAGGCACGGGCGGGGGATGGTCGAGTTACTCAGTTCTGGAGGTCATTGAGAGAAATTCCGGAGATCATGTTTTCGAGTGGCGGTCGAATCGCCTTGATCCAATTCAATTTGGCGAGTTGGCAGTCTGGGTTTGTAAATGGTTCTGGAACGGGTATCTTGTGCCGGAAGTAAACGGCCCCCTGGGCCAATTGTTCATCAATAAAGTCGTGAAGGATTTGAGATACGGGAATGTCTACCACGAGTTAAAAGCGAGAATCGCGTATCGACAGGTGACTGAGAAAATCGGCTACGTCAATAACGACAGAGGGCTTGCGTTGTTGAAAAACATGGAATCAGCAGTCCGGGATAAGCGAGTTCAACTGAACTCATTATTGGCCCTAAAGGAGTGCGGCCGCTATTTTATGAAGAACGGCAGGTTGGTTCACTCGGCTGCAGAAGTGACTGACGACGGCGCTGGAATGGGCCTGGCGCACGGCGATGCGGCAATTGCATTGGGTTGTTCTGTACTGGGCATCGACGGCTATCAGGTGAAGCGGGAATCTGATGTGAAAAACGAAGCTCCGCACGGGTCATTCCAGTGGCGACGCGAGCAGTATGAGAAGTCGATGAAGAAGATCGGTCAGAAGTCTTACTGGAAACCGGAGTGACAAATGGACCATAAACGTTTCATGGCCCTTAAAAACGCCATTGAGCCAAACCTGAAACAACTGAAGCCGTTCAGGGATGAACTGGCAGAAGCCATGAAAGCATACACCGGCCCGCACTACGGCCAGCAGAATGGCGACGATCGCCCAATCAACATGCTGCAATTGTCGGTCGAGTCATTGCTACAGCAGCTCTCTTCGAGAAACCCGCAGGTGTTGTGTTTCACGCACCGGCCGGAACTTCAGTCTTCAGCCATTGAGCTGGAGCTCGCAATGAACCAGGCGCTCAAGAACATGAAGTTTGAGGCTGAACACCGACTATGGGTTCTGTCTGCCATTTTTCTTGTTGGCATCATGGAAGTCGGTCTCGACATTATAGACTCGCCGGAAATCGACGGCGAGATATTGCCGATCACAGAGGTGTTCTGCGAAGCGATCATGTTCGACGACTTCGTGTTCGACACAACCGCCACGAAATGGGATCGCCGTCAGGTCTCGTTCTGGGGGCACAAGTATCGAATGTCGCTCGCTGAAGCAAAGAAAGATCTCACGTTCAATAAGGAGGCGAGAGGACAACTGACGGCTATCGAAAAGATGAGTGCCGGCCGTGACGGGATGTCCAACATCTCAAAGCCTGACGGCAATGCGAACACCGATTCATTTACTGAAATGTGCGAGATCTGGCAGATCTTCGTGCCTGAAGAGAACGAGATTGTAACCTTCTCGGTCGATGGCGGCGACAGACCATTAAAGACCGTTAAATGGGAGGGTCCAAAGCATGGTCCGTATCACATGTTCGGATTCAATCCTGTTCTCAACAACATCATGCCGCTTTCGCCCATCGCCAACTGGATCGCATTGGATGACCTTGAAAACAAGCTCTACACGAAACTCGGTGAGCAGGCATCCCGGCAGAAGACAATCGGCATCACTGACTTACAGGGAGTCACTGACGGCCAGTCCATCATCAAGACGAGTGACGGCGATGTGATCGCGGTTGGCAATCCGAACGCATTCAGGGAAGCCAGCTTCGGGGGTGTCAATCAGCAGACGCTGGGATTCGCTCTGAACGTGAAGTCGATGGCTGATTTTATGATGGGCAACCTTTCGCAACAAATGGGGCTCGGGGCGTCTGCCTCCACGTTGGGGCAGGAGCAGATGATTAAGCAGGCAGCGAACGTGCGTATTGAATCAATGCAAGGGGTTTTGCTGTCTGCAACCGAGGCGGTCCTTGAAGACGTCGCGTTCTACCTGCATCATCATCCGACGCAGGAATTTGACCTGACGCGGGAAATACCAGGCACGGACATGAAGCTGCCAATCAAGTGGCCTCGCCGTGATAATGGATTCGGACAAGAAATGGATGTCCGTACCGGCGATTACGAACAGTATGCAATCTCGATTGAGCCATACTCAATGACGTCCGTCTCTCCAGGTCAACGCGCTGAGCTTCTGCGGGCGATTTGGCGAGAGGATATTATGCCATCAATTCAACTTGGCATTCAGCCAGACGTTTACGTATATTTGTCAAAACTAGCGAAGTATTACGATCTTCCTGAGCTCACCCAGATAGTTCCAATGATACAGGAAGCATTGCCACCGCAAGAGAAGTTCGGTGGCGGTGGCCAAGCTCCGAAACCTGGCAAACCAAACGGAAACTACACGCGAGAAAACGTTAGTCGAGGCATGACAGATCGTGGAATGGACCAGCAGCGCGAAATGATGGCCCTCGCAGGTGGCGGCCAGGAATCCTAGTTGACTTAAAGGAAGATTTCATGCCGGTATACGAATTCAAAACTGATGATGGCGAATTGGTTGATTTATCCATGTCGTTCAAAGATCACGATCGCCGCGTGAAGAACGGCCAGATCAAACTTTCCGACGGTCGCACGGCCAAGACTTATTGGGGAGGAATGTCGTCAATCTCGACGGTTCCTTCTAACTACCCAATGGTCTCTTCTGCGGCCGGTGTTCATCCGGGACAAATCAAAGAGCACATGGATCACCTGAGATCGCAGGGTTGTGGCCAGGTGAATCACACAAAGGACGGAGACATTATCTTCGAATCCAAGGGGCAGAGAAAGAAGGTTCTCGAAACGCTTGGCATGTTTGACAGGCAGGGCGGGTATTCAGACCCCCAACCAAAAATAAGGACTGCAAGTTGCCGAAAGTATCGGTAACCAAATCTTTAGTCACAAATTTGATAAATGAAGAGCGAAAATGACCACAGTAATCTTATCAATAAACGTGTCTCAGGCACCCGACAAGGATGACATCAGGGCGATGGAATACATCGTCAGCAAAGAGAACATTCGCAGAAAAGAATCTAATAAACCCATGCTTCCTGAATCAACGAAGCGTGAATTAAAAGAGTCGTACGAGATTTGTCTTGCAGGCATTATGACAGACGCTCACCTGTCATACATTCAGCAGGCATTTGATGTCGTTCAGTCGGAAGATGGATTTAAGGGATTGCGGAAATTTTGGGCTGACTCAACGCCCGAACAACGGTCACAGGCGATTTCAGCACTTGGCGGATAATCAAATCGCTTGACAGGTTTTCTTTTTCTTCATAATGTTTCGTAAATAATACAACGGGAGCCGGGCTGATTAGCTCGGTAACAGGCAGACGGACATAGCGAGATCAGTGGAATAGCTACCACTCCTCGCAGAAGATGTCCACAGAACATCACGGCCCTCTGTGGGAGCCGAGTTGAAAAACTCGCGCTCCCATTTTCTTTTAAGGGTCTGATTGATGAGTCTGGAAACCGAAGGCAATTCTGATGTCGCTTCTGATGTCGCTTCTGAAAGCGTTTCCAGCAGCGAGTCTACGCCTGTTTCCACCAGCGAGTATTCCGCTGTTGATCCCGGTTATGATTCCAGCCCTTCATCAGAAATCGATGATCTTTCGGCACTGAAAGCCGAAAACGAAACAAAGAAAACTCCGTCCGAGACGTCAGACGATGCCAGCGAAGACACTGAAAGTGTTGAAACTGAAGAGGAGACTGAAACCCAGTCAACTGTTGAATCCGCTGAGAATATCATCAGCGATGAACTGTTGGATCGAGCTACTGAGCTTGGTTACACACTCGGTGAGATCAAGGGCTTCACCAGCGAGAAATCACTGGAAAAGGAAGTCGCGCGAGTCGAGAAGCTACAACAGCGACTGCAGGCACGACAGTCAAGCAAAGAGTCTCCCGCCAAAGATGATCAAACTCCAGCTGAAGAAGTTGAGGTTGAACCAGATTGGGCAGAGATGATTGAGCTGGGGCACGACCCAGATGTCGTCGGATTGCAGGAGAAAATGTGGCAACGTGCTACCAGAGCAGAAGCAATGGTCAAGCAGGTTTTCCAAGCCGATCGAGACCGTGCGTGGGCAGCGCACTGTGAGCGGTTTGACGATTCGATCAACAAACTCGGCGAAGAATTCAAGTCACTGCTTGGCAATGGCCGACGCGGAGATCTGATGAAGACATCGCCGGAAGCTGTCGCTAATCGGGACCAAGTCTTTCAAAAGATGGAGGTTCTGATGAACGGCTATCAGTCCGGAGGTAAGCCCATGCCGTCCGAAGATGAACTTATTCAAGAGGCCGTTCAAGCCTCTTTCTGGAAACAAACCAAAACATTCGCCCGCAAAGAGCTTACAAGCGACATCAAGAAGGCTGGTTCACAAGCGTTGTCGAGACCTCGTTCCTCAGGGACCAAAGCCCTGACAGGGCAGGCATCGGCAACAGCTAAAGAAAAAGAATTCTGGAAAAGTCACTCGTAGGTTTTGCTGGCTAAACAAACCATAAAGAAAGACAGAGTACCATGCCTGGAGTTGTCACACCACAAGACGTAGCCGATTTGGTCCAAAGCATTTTGCCGGACTTGGATCGAATGAACTGGGAGCAAATCGCCCAGAATCTCGTCGATTATGAAATGATGAGTCACTGGCTGAAAGACGACAAGATCGTCTTCGGTGACGGGATCGCAATCCGTAAAAATCTGTTGACCCGGTTGTCTGGCGCTGCGTCGCACACGGGAATGACGGACATTGATGACGTGGATATTCCAGACCTGATGGATGATATCCAGGTTCCGTGGCGTCATGCTCAGTCCAAGTGGGCATACCACTACCAGACTGACATCCTAATGAATCGTGGCAAGTCCACGATCAACGACACTGTCAAGCCTCGCCGACACGTCGCGATGCTCGACTTGGCGGAAGAATTGGAGGCCAAGGCGTGGCAGGTTCCGAATTCGTCTGACCGATTGAATCCATACGGCTTGCCGTATTGGATTGTGTTTAACGCGACGACTGGCTTCACGGGTGGATACCCGACTGGACCAGACGGCGTCATGCACGCGACAATCGCAGGCTTGAACCTGACTGATTCGCCGAAGTTCCGAAACTACTCGGCACAGTACGCGGCCGTAAACAAGCAGGATCTCCTGCCGAAAATGCGAACCGCACTCCGCGCGACAAACTTCAAGTCACCCGTAACGAAGGGGGACATGAGCACTCCGCGCGCGAACGATCGCCGTTACTACATGAACGAAGTCACGACAAGTGCCTTTGAAAATGTGGGCGAAGCTCAGAACGAGAATCTCGGTCGTGACATTGCGCCGTATACCGCTGGCGTCGGTAACAGCCATGGTGGCGTCCAGGATACCGACGGCACCCTGACTTTCAAAAAGAACCCGCTGGTTTATGTCCCGCAACTGGATGACACGACCGTGTACACGGCTGCGACAGATCCGATTTACCAGGTTGATCACGCGGTGTTCTATCCGTACTGCTTGAAGGGTGACTACCTTCGTGAAACGGGGCCGACACCAGCCCCGAATCAACACAACTATTATAGGGTGTTTGTTGATTTAACCTATAATATCCTCTGTACGAATCGTCGCCGATGTGCGGTGTTCGCGAAGTAATCGTGACTGACAAGGGCGGTTTTGTGTCCGCCCTTGTCTTTTTCTTGTGATCCCGTCCGATCTTGTTGATCGGAAAAGAGAGCCGTGTGGGAACGGACCCCAGTTGCCACGAGGCAGCGAATGACCACTGGAGGGGTTCAGTGGCGATGCTGAAGTAGTTGAAAGGTCTTGATCATGTCTAACGCAGTGCAGTACAACGGCGGAAGAACCGCTGATACAAGTCGCGGCTTGTCGTCTGGTGTTTGGGCAGATTGTCCTCTTGAGGACATTCGCGACGGTAATGTCAATGGCATTATTGTTGATGACGATTTCAATGTCGGCGGATCAATCGCATCAGTGACAGGCGATGCAACACTGGTTGGTATTCCGTACTTTGGATTCAATTCCGCTGGAGGCACAATCACCTACCCTGATGTCACAGGCGGCGAGATCGCTTTGACTGAAGCGACCGCCAATGAAGGGAATTTCATCCGCTCGATTCGGACAGTGTTCCAGATTTCATCGCAGCTTGGTGATTTGTGGTTCGAGGCTCGCGTGAAGGTTGGCTCCATCACAAATCTCGGAATGATCATTGGCCTTTGGGACAATGTTGCAGCCACGGTTGATATCCCGCTTTCCGCTGCTGATCCTCCGATCATGGCTGCGACTGGCAACTTTGTGGGCTTCCGAATGCCAGAGGGTTCGGGGTCTGTTGACACGATCTACAAGGCAGACGGTGTTGGTGTCGTTGCTGATCAGACAGTCAACTCCGCGTGTGTTGTGTTGGTGGCCGACACTTATGTCAAGCTCGGAATGCGATTCACTCGCCGTACGGGACTGCTGACATGGTACGTCAACGGTGTTTCATGCGGAAACACGAAAGCTGTTCCGAACGAGACCGGAACTGATTTCCCTGCCGACGTTCGGTTTGGATTACTGTTCGGTCAGAAGCTTGTCGCTACCGCTGCTGGTGTAAGCAAGATTGACCGCTGGACTTGTGCCCAGCTATTCGTGTAATCTTACTTGGTTGACCGGCGACACAATGTCGCCGCGTCAATCTTGTTTTATTCTAAAAGGGTTTTCAATGGATCGTACAACAGCCAGTTACTACCGATCGATTCTGTTCCATGATGGCGAGGATCAACGGCCACTGCCACAATCGCTGGTCCGGATGCACGCATGGGCGTTCAAGTGCTGTCAGAATTTGGGTATCGGCAGTGTCATCACGAAACAGGCCGCATTGGGCGTGGTGATGAATTGGTTGATCGCGACCAAAGATGGTCGTGCGTTTGCGATTGAGTTCACAACTATTGGCGACCTGCTGTGCAGTCCAGAAGATGACGCAAAAGTCGATAGCATCAGCGACTTGCCGGCCAGTGACGATTGGGACAACACCCCAGCGCAGAGCAAGGTCACGGTCCTGATTGACGATAAGCCGACTGCCGGAAAGTTCATCGGCCGTCGGGGAGCATGGATCGACGTCAAGGTAGGATCAGAGACAAAACCGTACCTGATGAGTCAGGTACAAATCGCGGGAGCGTAAGTTCGTGGCTGATTCAACATTAACGCTTAATCGTGACGATCTGCTGAAGGCCGCTGGCAACATGCTGGGCCGGGGCATTGACATCACTGGTTGGGATGATGCTGATTTCACAACGCGAGTCAACATGTGCGTTGATATCGGCTGTCGGTGGGTTTACGAACCTGACATACTGCCGAACGAGCTTCAGGTTCACATGTGGTCGTTCATGCAGCCAAAGTTCCGGTCGTTCAGCATCAACGCTCCATACGCGACCGGGACCGTCACTGTTGTGGCTGGTGTCGTGACTGGCGTTGGTACTTTGTTTCCGGCCTGGGCGGCGGATGCGGAGTTTACTGTTGGCGGTGTGAGCTACCCGGTAGCAACACGATCCAGCGACACATCGCTGATTTTGGACAACGCGGCAGTGGCAGCGGCCGCCGGATCGTCATACACGTTGCAGCAGATCGATTACGTACTGCCTGATTTGTTCGGTGGCTTCCGAGGCGATCTGTTCCTTGATCATTCATCAACATCGCTGGGATACACGGTTCAGCGTGCCGACAAGCAGCAATTGCTGTCGTATCAGAAAAGCGGTGTTGCCGACTTTGCTTCTCAGCCAACTCGGTTCGCTGTCTTTACGCAGGATCAGACTGGCGCGAGTGGTCAGCGATGGATGATGACACTCTGGCCGACGGCGGACTCTGCCTACACGATTTCCGGGTTCTACACGATCAACCCTTATCAGCTTACATCCGCGTTGCCGTTTCCGATGGGCGGACTGCCCTTGTCAGAATGTCTTCGCGAAGCGGTCCTTGGAGCCGTGGAGCTTGAATTCAAAGGCGAAGCTGGCATTCACATGCAGATGTTTAGAATGAAACTCCAGGCGGCCGTTTCATTCGATCGCCAGACAAGCAATCCGGGGATCATCGGACAGAACCTGGACTACAGTCACCAGCGTCGCAGCTTCATGCGACAAGGCCCGCGAGTGCAGCACGTCGGGCTTGGTCCGACAAACTACCAATAAAAGTTTTTCGAGTTGGCATATGCCTTTAAGATGGCTTACTTAAAGCCCCACCTTTTTAACCAGAAGAAGAAAGCAGAGTTGTACTATGTCTCGCGCGCTTAACATTCACGACGGACTTGGCGAAGTCGCAAAAGACCCGTCTCTTGGCATCCTTCTGGCCTACGGATCAACCGTTCCGGCTGCAGCAACTTTGGGGTATGCACCGGGATGCCAGTTTATCAAAACAAACGGCACCGGGCTGTCAACAACTCGTTTCGTCAACATCGGCACCAGAGCTTCATCTCTGTTCGTCACTGAAGGGTTGTCTGGCGCATATGCAGTCAGCTTTAACTACGGCGAAGCAACTGCGATCGATGATCCGTTTTTCGTGGCGAGTCGGGCGCTTCAGGTTCAGTCAATCATTGTTCGTCCGCTGGTTGTCGGATCAGACGCGAGTGGCGTTACGGCAGAAATCCGCAAAGCAGCAAGTGGCGTGGCGATTGCCAGCGGCACGGTACTACATACCGGATCAGCAAACCTGAGAGTCGGAGCCAACACCAACCAAACGTTGGCACTCAGCGCGACTCCAGCGACAATCCTGTTGGCGGCTGGCGATGCAATCGGAATGGACGTGACTGGAACCACGACAGCGGCTCGCGGTCTCGTCACTGTGCTCTTGCTTCCGGTGTAATGGTTTCATTCTTGCCAAACCGTCTGAAGCCGTCGTGATCGCGGCGGCTTCAGATTTTCACAGGCATTGTCTGCGTTCGGTAATCTGAGAGATCCGCCCCATGCCTTCGGAAATTACGTTTTGGAAACAAATGCGAGGCTTGCTGTCCACCCTGTCAGCATCGGCCGGGCGAATGCCAACAGCGAACCTTGGAACAGGGACAGCAGATGCTAACACTGTTTTGCGAGGCGACCAGACATATGTCAATCTTGCGTCTGCCGTCGCTGCGACAGCAGATGTAGCTGCAAATACAGCGAAAACTTCCAATGCAACTCATACGGGCGACGTGACTGGAGCGACGGCATTAACAATTGCTGCAGGTGTTGTGACGCTGGCAAATCAAGCCAATATGGCAACGGCGAGTGTTGTCTATCGCAAGACTGGAGGCACTGGCGTGCCGGAAGTGCAGCCGCTGGCGACGCTGAAGACTGACCTGGGATTGACTGGCACAAACGCAGGTGACATAACAATCAATGCTCTGAGTAGCACTTCCTATACGATTGCGGTTGGAACAGCAGGCGTTGATGTCGAGGTGGACGCAGCGGTCTCGACCGTCACGATAAATATCCCAAGTGCATCATCCTCGGCTCGCGGTGTTGTTACAACAGATGCTCAGACAATCGCTGGGGCCAAGACATTTGGTCAAGTTTTAGTGACGCCAGTTAGTGATGCTGTCGCGATCACGTCGGGGGGATTCGCTGGCCTGACGGTGAATCAGCAAGAGTGGAGAACCCCTGGCAATGCTGTTACTTCGTCGATTGATTCAGCCGGACGGCCAATGTTTCTTGGGTCGATGTCTGTGATAAGCACTTTTCATACGACCATGTGGAACAATGGGGCATTTGGTTGGGCAAGTACAGGTAGCGTGAACACAACAAGTGCGCTCGAAACAGCTTTGTTCCGCGATGGTGGGGCAGGTCTGGTAGGAGTAAGAAACGGCACGACTCCACATCGAATCCAGGTCTATAACACTTGGTCCTCAGCGGGCTCGAACTTCGAGCGAGGAGTGTGTGGTTTTGACACTAACGTATTTACGATCGGGAGCTACGCCGGTGGCACGGGAACACTCCGGGACATCAGGGTTGGCGTTACAGGGAACAAGCTGGGTTTCTATGGCACTACGGCTGTCACGCGGCAAACGACTGGCGTTTCGGCAGGAGCCTTTGTTGCGAACTCGTCTGGTATTGCAAATGATTCAGCTACGTTCGGCGGGTACACGATCGCGCAGATAGCGGCGGCATTGAGAAACTTGGGGCTATTAACATGAGCGCAGTGATTTCAATTAGCTTTCCGCACATTTCAGGTGTCGTCAGCGGGCACACTGCGTTTGTTCGCGATGAGGCCGGAGCGTTGCTGAATACCGGCGGAGATACGATTTTAGAGACTGGCAGCACTGGCGTCTGGACGTTCACGCTCTCGGAAGTTCGCGTAACAAACGCGAGCTACCTTGTGAGAATCTATAGTGGCTCAGTTGAGGTTACTGACGAACTGGTGTTTGACGGCGTGCTACATGCGGGACAGTTGCTTGTTGATAAGGTTGGAGACAGTTTCCTGTTCTCGAATCGCACGATCATTCGCGGGGTGGTAGGAGCGACTGCGCCGTCAACATCGTCATTCACGCCTTCGGGAATCTCGCCGGCCGGAAGTGTCGCCAATCAATGGAACGGCAGAGTCATTATTTTTGACAACAACACGACAACGGTTGGCCTGAGAGGGCAAGGGACAGTAATCACATCGTGCAGCGCGGCGGCACTTCCTTTGCTGACATTCGTTGCGTTGACAACAGCTCCAGTAAGTGGCGACAGTTTTTCGATAACATGAGGTGCGACACATGGAAGCGATAACTCAGTCACGAGCAGGTGTACCGTATCCAGGTCGTCGATACGGGTCGTTTGTAAAAGCTGAAGTCATTGCCCCAGATTTTCTGCACGGTACAATCCGCGTAGTTCCTCACCTTTCTGGTACGATCAACTTTGTTCCGCACCTTTCTGGTAAGATCAATGTTGATCCGCATCTATATGGCGACATCAGGATGAATCAATGAGCGAAACGCTCTTCCGTAAGAACGACAACATCATCGAATGGACGTGGCTCCAGAAGGCGACTGACGGAGCTTACGTCAACGACGGTTCTGTCACGTTCTCGTTGTACTCAGGATATTCGCTGGTTTCAGCGACTGGTGTTCGGACAGCATCTGCCGGAGCGGTGAACGCACTTGCGTTTGGTCCAGGGGGTATGGATTATGTGCTAGGCAGCAATGGCAAGTATCAGGGCAAACTGCCAGCGAGCCTTGCTTTGGATTTGGATCTGGAATACACAATCGAGATTAACGCCGTCGCGTCCGGACACACAGCGAGACGCTCAATTGCGGCGTCTGTCATTGATCGAACAACGTAAAGGAGAATCATCGTGGGTGTTAGTATTTCAGGA